CCGCCGGGGATAAGCCAAAGCGGATCAAGCGCAATGTCCATTGCTAGACCAGGAATAGCAGCATCTTTTTCACTTACGCCAGCATCAACAAGGTTTTGAATATTGCTTCGCTTTTCGGCTACACCGCCGACAAATGCCCCCGGTACGCTGAGGGGATTAATAAGATCGAGTAATCCGCCGATCTCTCCACGGCCTGCAGCCCTGATGTTTTGGCCGACTTTATTTACTACACCGGCAGTTCCATAAGAAGTAGTAGAGAGAAAATCAATAAAGCTTTTACCAAGGCTCCATTGACCTTCTTTTCCAGATGCAGAAGATTCACCAGATTGGTATGCAGGATACTTTTTAAGAATAGACGAAGTATCAAATCCGGCTTTACCGGGAGAGGCAGAACGACCCTGTGCGATACTCTTGGCAATCTGGTTGTAAATTGCGTCAAAATCTGGGTTAGTTGCCATGAATCCAGTCTATCAATAATAAGGCGATAACCGCCTAGTTACTCAAAATCGGGAGATTTTCCAAATCTGTTGTACCAGTCTGTAAGTAAGTTAACCACTATAGGGTTCTGATCAATGCTTACTTGAGCCTGAGGCGTACTATCCTTAAAGGCATTTATTGCTGCAAGTGGTGGGATAGGTGATGTTCCGTACGTATTCCTTAGCCTGGTGTATGCCGGGCCTGTTATGAACGAGTTAAAACTGTTTAGCAATGGTGCAGCAACTGGTTCTAGAGTTGGATTATCTTTCAGGAATCTACCTACTACATCCGTAGCTTCAGGACCCTGCCCCATGTTTCTCAGCCCCTGGATTGCATCTAATCTGGCTCCGTAATCTGGTCCACCTCCGCTAGCTTGGCTAGCAGCTTGCGAGCGCTGCATTAATACGTTTGCTCGCTCAGCTCTAATGGCCGATAGGGCATCTTCTAGTGAACGCTGTAGGTTTGCAGTTGAAGACTCCTGCTGGATAGTTCTTCCAAGATTTTGGTTGGTTAGCTGCTGTTTAGCAATAGCTTCATTTGCAAGCAAAGTGTTTTCTGCTGCAGTTTTGTTAGCAGCGCTGTCTGTAATCATGCCTTCTGCCTGAGTTGTAGCTACGTCGCCACCTGCGTACTGAGATGCTACGTCTTCTAGCCCTAGTTCTGCACGAGCCTTTGTAGCTGCCTCTAGTCTTGCAGCATCAGCTGAACGAGTAGCTGCAGCCTGCTGGCCTTCTTGCGCTGCAAGATCAGCGCGCATTGCTTCGCCAGCTGGAGCAATGCCTGCAATCATGCTGTTGTTTATGCCAGTTAAAGTACCGTAAATATCCGCAATTTGACCCTGATATTTCTTGTAACGGTTTTTCATCCGCTTACGCTCTTTGCCAAGCATTTTCAAGCTTGCGTTATAGCCAGAAAGATCTACAGAACGCCCGCCTGTGTTTGCGCCAGTTGCAATTTGCATAAGCAAGTCATATTCCATTTGCGCTAATGGGTCTAATGGAGGTACGTCATTTTTTATATTTGGTCCATTTGTAGGGCTGCTTGGAATTACAGGCAAATTCTTTTTTGTAGTATCAATTGCATACTTCATTGGAATTGGAGGCGTCATCTGCCAAGGACGAGGAGTCCATTTGGAAGTAAAGTCTATTGGGCGACCCTCACGGCCAGAGAAGAAGTCAAGAGGCTGGGCAGCAATGTCTCTTAGGCCACCACCGATAGCACGGAAATCGTCGCCCATTCTATACTGAGCATCTAGTAGATCTCTAATTAACTTATTAACACCCTTAGGTTCTGGGTCTGTCCAGTAATCGCTCATTACATCACACTCGTTACGCCAGCTAGTTGTTTTTGAAGCCACTGTTGCAAGGCAGCCTGCTTGGCCTGTCTACCTGCAGTGGTTTGAGACCAATCGTATTTCATGGTCTTTTTTTCTTTGCTGGACGGGTCAGTCCATGAAACTTCTTCCCCTTGCACCAGCTCACGAACCTTGCCTTTTTCGTCACGAGCTAGGCCCATGTCAAATAAAGCTTGAGGCGAAGTTTGGCTAGTGTAACCCTTTTCAATTCCTGCACGCTGAGAAGCTTGCTGCTTCTGCTGCTGAGTTCCTAGACCGCGCTCGCCACCAGCATAAGCACCACTGCGAAGTGTGCCCCTAGCAGCCATTTCTGCAGCAAGTCTTCTTTGATCCTCTAAAGCCTGTGTGTCAAAGTTTTTTAGTTGGCCAGTTTCACCGTAGATGTCGGTGTAAAGGTTAGAGAGACGCTCGCGCTCTTGCGTGCCCCTAGTCCTAAAGTCGCCCATAGCTTCATTCATGTAGTACTGGTAAAGCGGATCATTTAGTGCTTGACCTGGATCAGTGTTAGGCACTCTAGGTGTTGGGGCCACCTCGTCCATAATGTTAAAGCCTTTGCCCAAACGGATTTGTGTACCGGCGGCAATTTCCTGGCCTTTTGTAAGGTCGTTTATTCTACGGATCTCTGCAGCGGTGTTTCCGGACTGCTTTGCAAGATCCTTAGCCTTTGTAGGTGCCGCGACCGTGTACTTAGCCATTAGTTAAACCTCATTGAATCTGCGCTAGCGTAAGCACCCTTGCCGTTAGCCTTAAGCTTTGCCTGTAGCGCATTTCTGCGCACCTTTAGTTTGCGATCACGCTCAGCGTAACCACTCTTGTCAACCGGACCCATTGTAGGGTTCATGCGCCCACCGCCATAGATCTTAGCGCCTGCAGCAAACGGGTTAAAATCAGGAGCACCAAACATCTTGGCCATTAGCTTGCTCCGTTCGTCATCTTAGCTTTAATGCCAACTAATGGCGTGATGCTAAAGATCTGGGCTGGCGCGGTAGCAGGAGTGCCATCGCAGTTCAAGTATACCTCAAAGAACAGGCGTCTAAAGCGCAGTCCCTCGTCTAGTTTTAAGAAGGTCCTACGAGGCTCAAAGTCGGTAATAGTTCTAAATGTGGGGATCGTTGGATCTCCAGTTCCCGGCCTATCCCAGGAAAAGTTTCCTAAAGCGTCCCAATCGGAAGCTTCCATGTAATCCCACGAGTAAAAGCGCTCATAACCAACTATGTAAACGTTAGTTCTTACTTGTCCAACTGCAGAAACGTCAACACCCCACCAGTACAATCTTTTGTATTCGGCCGGTGTCAAGAAGTCATAGATTTTTGTGCGTAGTACACATTGAAACTGTTCTGAACCCTGAGAGGTAGATGGCCTGTTTTCGATAAAGTAGATTTTCCATTTGCCAGAAGTATTTGACCCGGATACGGCATAGGCAACTTCGTTTTCTAGAACTTCATCATTTAAGCGATCACGCTGCTTGTAAATGGCTGCGTAGGTTTCAGATTCCCAAATACTCCAAGTTCCGGTTTCTAGGTTTAACACGTAAACTTTACCGCTAAACCAAACAATAGCTCGCTCGCCAAAAACTGATACAGCAAAACTTTTTTTCCAAGGCCCAGTTGCAGTATCAAATACTACTTTTTGAGCGTTTAATGGGCTGTATGAATCGTTCATAAACTTGTAAAGAATTTGATCGTGGAGTACAACATAGCCATTCTGATAGTTAGCAACACAGTCAGGATTTTCGGCTCCAATACCCTGTTGAATTAGAGAAATCACGCCTTCCTCAACTAATGCACTGTAAGTTAAGCTGTAAGTTGATTTGCTCTTAAAAATAATAATCTTGCTGTAGTCAGCAAGTACGTAGCTAATTCGCTGTCCGTCACCGCGACCAATATTAAATACTGAGTCAGCGTTCCAATTGTAGACACCCAGAGGTTCCGCTAGCGTGATAATGTCACTAAAATAAAGCTTTGTTTGATTAGCTGTATCGGCAACACCCCAGCCAAAAAACCTATCTCTAAAAATCATTAGCCCATCTAGTGCCGGCATTGTTGCTATGTTTGTGCCACCGCCGGCAACAGTCCAACGTCTACCGCCAGTACTTGCTTTGCAAAAAACAGCTTCGTCGTTATATTGGACAAAGCCAGTTGCTTTAGAGGCCCATATTTCTACCCAGCTAGGACTAACGGCCTGAAGATCATATGACCAGGTTTTAGCGTCGGAAGTTGCAATTAGGTACCTGCTACCGTTTGCTGGCAAATAGTAACCAAGAATATCTGTGTACTGCCCATTTACGGGGGCAGGAATACCGCTGTCGTAGATAGCAGGTCTAGAGATCAAAGCACCGTTAGGTGAAAAATCCATGTTTTGCAGAAACGGAACTTCATTGTCAGCAATTGATCCCGGGTCCCAGTAGTTGTTTAGACCACCAGAAAAATCAGTAAGCGCTACAGAGCGCTCTCTTACTAGTTCAGACAAGGTAATCGTCCGGATCTGCCATTACCTGAGGATACTTCGAGATCTGAGAAGTATTTTCCTTTAGGTACTGACGGTCAAGGCCTTCCCTGAACTGTCCTCTCTTTATTTCTGCTGCATTAAAGTTCTCATCCATTTCAAGCGCATTTGCCATTACGTAAGAGACGAGTTCATTTAAATAGCGGTCTGGAATACTTAGCAAAAACCCTGGGCCTATTGCGGTGACGGGCACAGGCTGTTTTACATATTCCATTTTCAGGCCATTTGTAAAGTTTTTTTGCGGGGTGGGGTAGAACGTAATAATGCCAGCACGTTCTTGCCATAGATTAGGAATGTCTGCTTTGGCAATAAGGTTTGGGTCTTCTTTAAGAATGTATTCCCTAAATTCCTGAGGAGTGGCATTTCTTACAGGACGCCCGTCAACGTAAAGGGCTTCGATGTACTGTACTCGATCAGCCGGGAAGCTATAGTCAGCCTGTCCTGCAACAATGTTAGCAAAGCGAGTGTCTTTTAGAATTGCGTTATTGTTTACAATTTCTTGCTGACCGTCATTGATCCATCGCACAATCATTGCGTCAGTAATTTGAGATCCAGAAGTGTCGCCAAACGAAACCTTGATGCGGTCAGCCACATCCTGGGTTGTTCTAGTAAAGGTTTCTGCTGGCATTATTTAGTAAGGACCTTTCCATTGTGACGGTATTCGTGCTTTTTAGACTTGACGATAGATTTCATCATGTCTTTCTTTTCGTCCATCCATTCAAGCTCACGCTTGGCTTTCATGGCAGCTTCTGCCATTTCAAGAATTTTTAGTCTATTAACTTTTGAATTAGGATCTTGCATGTTGTTTTCTACAAGCCACGCAACAAGTCTCTGGTCAACTTCAGATGGCTGCATGTACCTAATTATGTAAGGTGGAAGCATGTGAGGCTCGTCTACTAATACAAAAGGTCGCTCTGGGTCAAATGCCGGGTGAAGTGAGTCCATTTTAATTAGTCTTACTGTTGGAAATAGGTCGGAGATAACCTCAGCAACCCGGCGGTGGTCTGTTGAATAAAGACCGTCGATCTTATCAAATTCAATATATGACATTATGTCTCCTGTGTTAAAACCCGTAGGGACCAGGTGAGACGGGGGCCTGATCCCTACGGGCAGTTATTCGCTTTTTACTTCTCGGTGATGTTAGATAGTACCGCGTGTGCGTTTCTGCGGTAGGTACCTAGCTGAGAGTACTGGTAGTAGCGAGCTTCGTAGGCGTCTGTGTCTGCAACGCGGGACCACATTGATCCATCGCGGTCCATCCAAGACCAGTCCTTCTTGCGGTTTACAACGATTTCCTTGCTTGATAGAGCGTACAAGGTGTTTGGTGGAGCTGCGTAGTCCGATACAAACTTGATTGGCTTGCCAACCGCGTCGAACGAGAATGCACGCTGACCACCCTCAAGGGTTGCACCGTTGGTGAACTGACGTAGGCCCTGTAGAAGATCCCAGTAAGCGTTGAACACACCAGGGGATGCCAACATTACGTCAACGTCACCACCCTGCTTGTCAACCTTCTGTACTAGGTTAATCAG